TGATGAACATGCTCCCGTTTCAATCCAGAGGATCGAGCGTGTCATCATTAAAGAATAAAATTCTTGAGATCCAGACGCCAGAGTGGGCGCTGCCTCTGTTTGAACCCTGCAGATACAAGGGAGCATTCGGGGGTCGAGGCTCAGGCAAGTCGCATATGTTCGCTGAGATGCTGATTGAAGAGCACATCATGAACCCGAATCAGTCATCGGTTTGCGTTCGTGAAATTCAAAAGTCGCTTAATCAATCTGTCAAACGGCTGCTTGAACTCAAGATCGAAGAGCTAAACGCCGGCGAATTCTTTGAGGTTCAAGACGCGGTTATCAAATCTAAGCTCGGGAACGGGCGGATTATCTTTCAGGGGATGCAGAACCACACCGCAGACTCAATTAAATCGCTTGAGGGGTATGATCGGGCTTGGGTCGAGGAAGCGCAAAGCCTCAGCCAGCAGTCCCTAGATCTGCTCAGACCGACGATACGGAAGCCCGGGTCAGAACTTTGGTTTACTTGGAACCCCAGAAACGAGAACGATCCGGTCAACTGGCTGCTTCGTGGCGATAACCCGCCGCCAAAGTCCACAGTCATTGAGGTCAATTTCGAGGACAATCCTTGGTTTCCTGACGTACTTGCTGACGAGATGGAGTACGACAAGCGCCGGGATCCTGACAAATTCCAGCACGTTTGGAAGGGCGCCTATCTGCAAAACAGCCAGAGCCGGGTGTTCAGAAACTGGACAATTGAAGAGTTCGAGTCGGACGAGGAGGCGATGCACAGGCTTGGCGCTGACTGGGGGTTTTCGGTAGACCCCACGGTATTGGTGCGTTGTCATATCGTCGGCAGGACGCTCTACGTTGACTATGAGGCGTACATGGTGGGGTGTGAGATCACTGACACGCCTGACCTGTTCATGCAGATACCTGACAGCGAGAAGTGGCCTATCGTGGCTGACAGTGCAAGACCAGAAACAATTAGCCACATGAAGAAAAATGGGTTTCCAAAGATTATGAGCGCAGTGAAAGGCCCAAAAAGCGTAGAGGAAGGTATTGAGTGGCTGAAGAGTTACGACATTGTGGTTCATCCACGCTGCGTTCACACCATCGACGAGCTGATGCTGTACAGCTACAAAACCGATCCAGCAACGAATCAGGTGCTTCCAATACTTGAGGACAAGAAAAATCATGTGATTGATGCGTTAAGATATGCTTGCGAGGGTGTCAGGCGCGCTAATCCAACTACTGCGGTCACAGACTTCGTGCCATTGCCAACCGCGAATCGGTGGTAGATAATGGCTTGACAAACGAGGAATTGTTATGGCTCGAATGACAAATGATCAGCGTCTGGCGAATGTTCACCAAGACGCACTACATGAGTTCGACAGAATACAAAGTGCTCTGCGCGACGAGCGGTTGCAATGTTTAGAGGATCGTCGGTTCTACTCGATCAACGGCGCTCAATGGGAAGGCAATCTGCTAGACCAATTCGAGAACAAGCCCCGGCTAGAAGTAAACAAGATCGCCCTGTCGGTCATGCGAATTATCAACGAGTACCGAAACAATCGCGTCACCGTTGATTTTACATCGAAAGATGGAACTGCAAATGACAAGCTAGCAGATGTCTGCGATGGCCTGTATCGAGCGGACGAAAAAGATTCGATTGCGAATGAAGCCTATGACAACGCGTTCGAGGAGGCAGTCGGTGGCGGGTTTGGTGCGTGGCGGTTACGGGCTGACTACGAGGACCACGAAAACGACGAGGACGAACGGCAAAGAATTCTGATCGAGCCGATCTATGACGCCGACAGCAGCGTCTGGTTCGACCTAGACTCTAAGCGTCAGGACAAGGCAGACGCCAAAGTTTGTTTTGTTATTAACTCGCTGACCTACGACAGCTACCTGTCCGAATACGGCGATGACCCCGCAAGCTGGCCTAAAACCGTTCATCAATATGAATTCGACTGGCTAACGCCTGACGTAGTTTACGTTGCGGAATACTACAGGGTAGAAGAGGTTAGCGAGACTGTTAGAATTTTCGAAACCTTGGACGGTTCGGAAGAAAGATATACGACCTACGACTTCAAGGAAGACGAGCAGCTTGAAGAAATGCTCGCCGCAGTCGGCACCCGGGAGGTTCGGCAGAAGCGCGTCAAGAAGAAAAAGATCCACAAATACATTATGTCCGGTGCCAAGATCCTTGAGGATTGCGGATACATCGCTGGCAAGTGCATTCCGATTATCCCAGTCTTTGGCAAGCGTTGGTTCGTTGACAACATTGAGCGATGCATGGGCCATGTTAGGCTCGCCAAGGACGCGCAACGGCTGAAGAATATGCAGTTGTCAAAGCTGGCTGAGATTTCGGCGCTGAGCACTGTTGAGAAGCCAATTCTATTACCCGAACAGGTTGCCGGTCATCAAGTGATGTGGTCTGAAGATAACTTGAAAGACTACCCGTATCTGCTGGTTAATCCGATTTCAGATGCGAACGGCAATCAAGCAATCTCGGGTCCGGTCGGATACACAAAGCCGCCACAGATTCCCCCGGCAATGGCAGCTCTGTTGCAAATTACAGAGACAGACATGATGCAGATCATGGGAAACCAGACTGGTGGCGAAGAGATTGCTTCAAACATATCTGGAAAGGCGGTAGAGCTGATCCAGACGCGTTTAGACATGCAGACGTTTATTTATATGTCCAACTTTTCCAAGGCTATGAGGCGCTGTGGTGAGGTCTGGCTGAGCATGGCAAAGGATGTCTACGTCGAAGAAGAACGTAAGATGAAGATCATCGATGTTACGGAGACGGTTGATAGTGTGACCTTGATGACCCCAGCGATTAGCGAGATGGGCGAGATTATCACTGAGAATGATCTGTCGAAGGCCACGTTTGATGTGGACGTTGAGGTTGGTCCCAGCTCAAGCACGAAGAAGCAGGCAACCGTTCGAGCGTTGACCGGGATGATGCAGATTACTGCTGACCCAGAAATGCAAAGTGTTCTCGGCTCTATGGCGATGATGAACATGGAGGGCGAAGGTATTAGCGAGGTTCGTGACTTCTTCCGTCAGAAGCTGATCAGGATGGGCGTTGTACAGCCCACAGAGGCAGAGACAGAAGAGATGATGGCTGCGATGCAGAATCAGCCGCCTGATCCGAACGCGGTGTTCTTACAGGCTGCGGCTGAAGAGGCCACGGCTAAGGCGGCGAAGGCCCGGGCGGATGTTGTCAAGACTATCGCAGATGCTGAGTTGCAGCAGGCCAGAGTGCTAGAAACCGGCGCAAGCACTGAGCTTGAGCAGGCGCGAACGATGGAAACCCTAGCCGGTATTCAGCAGGACAATGTCCGAGTTGAGAACGAGACCGAAGAGAAGTCCGTCAGAAGCGCCCGGCTGCTGCAAGACATGATCCGAGACATGCGCTGATGGCCTCGATGCGTGAACTGGCGCGCCAGCTTTTGGGTGTAGATGACCTACGTCCAGAGCGAGCACTGCCGATTGGAATCGTTCCAGTAGGTAGCGAACCTGAAATGGGAGCTGGAGGTACAGTGCCCATTGGTAGCAATTATCAAATGCAACCAATGAGTAACAATAGGTCGTCAATAAGCGAACTGGCAATGGATTTACTGAGCCGGGCTGGTTCTGGCCCAGTTCTTCAGCCGACCAACGTGTTCGGGCAGGATCCTGATTTACCGATTGGATACGGTGAGGGTGAAATTTCACCTTTAGACGCTGCGGCGATGTCAACGATGCTGGTGCCCGGGGTTGGTGATGTCACTGGCCTAGCTGCTGACGTTGATATGTACATGCGCGACCCTGAGTCCAGAAACATTCCTAATTACCTCCTTACCGCTGCCGGTGTGCTACCGTTCCTGCCTGCTGCATCTCAGGTCAGGAAAGGAATCAAGGCTTACCACGGCTCACCTTATGACTTTGATGAGTTTAAAACCGAAGCTATCGGCAGCGGCGAAGGCTCTCAGGCTTACGGTCAGGGCTTGTATTTTGCTGAATCTGAGGATGTTGCTAGGGGTTACCGAGACGCTTTAACCGGCCCTAGAGTGCAAAGAGCGCAAAGTCTATTAAGGCAGTCGGGTAATGACGTTGATTTGGCAATAGAAAACGCAAAAAACGAAATTGATCGACTAAGGTCGCTGGATCTAACCCCAGAAACCGGATCTGCAAAAAGGGAAAGCTTAATTTCTTTGCAAGAAGAAAAGATAGCCGAGCTGACCGAGCTTAAGAATAGCGGACAGATGAGTGAAGGTCGTATGTACAAAGTCAACATCGACGCCGATCCCGATGAGCTGCTTGACTGGGATGCGCCGCTATCAGAACAAAAAGCATTGTTGAAAAAATTGGACGACGCATACGGTGATCACGAAATTGTTTTGCAGCAATTAGGTCTGGATTTGAAATACGAAAATC